CTTCGTGTTAGTTCTGTTTGCGTCTCGGCCTCTAATCCGTCCATTTTTTCGTTAACGAAACCACGAATTGCGCGGGCAACGTTATATACTTTTGATGCGCGTTTCATAATTTGAGGGCCTAAACCTCCGCGCTGGTGCTGTGCCGCGTCATCATCGGCCTCCGCGTCATCATCATCGGCCTCCGGGTCATCATCATCGGCCTCCTGACGATTACTTTTTCCGCGCCTGTTTGATGGCGTTAGAAATTCCATGCGTTCAGCGCGCTGGATTTGGGTTGTCATCGAACGAACTTCTTTGTCAAGATTGTCCCATTCGGTTTGTTCGGTTTCGTTCAGGTCGCGGCTGTTGTCTTTTTTTGCACCATCTAAAATGGCTTGCATCCGCTCAACTTTTTGCGTTTTTTGTATCCTTAGTTCGTCAGACCGTTTCATCGGCTATTAATTTAAATTGTGAATTTGTAATTGTTTCTCTAATATATCCAGGCTGTTTGTTTCTGAATTTTCAATTTCTGTCGTTTCCCACTCCTGTGAGCGAAGTTTTACGGCTGTGTTGGCATAGTATCCGTCGATCACTACAGAAACATCAAAAAGATTCTCTACCTGAATTATTGTTCGCAAGAACGGTTTTACTGTTTTGTTGTAACTCATTTTTGAAACAGTGAAAATGAATGAGCTTTCGTAATAATCGCCCCTGGAAATCATTTCGGCAATGTCGTTGCCTAATGTCGTATCCGGAACTTTAATGCGGTACATTAAGCCGCGTTGGTCTTTTATTAACTCAAGGGTTCCAGATTTTGTGCGGCCCAGCATTTTAGAACGATTGTGATCTATCGTTGCCAGGACATTCAAATCCCTGCGGTGCAAAACGGCATCAAGGGCCTGGGGGTGTATTATTTCATAGTATTGTCCATCCCAGTCGCTTATTAATTTTGATCGTTGATTAAATAATACGGCATACCCTTCGATGAATTTGTCCCCATTTTCTTCTGAACGAAGGTGTATTTGTTCTGAATCCAGATTTCTACTGAATATTTTCTTTTTGTGTGCTGTCATTTGTTTTCAGGTTTGGATCGTTTTTTTGTAATATTGAGTAATCTGAGTAATTTTCAAGGGGTATATATTGCGCTTGCACATAATGAAGGTTTCCAAACTGTCCGGCAATTGGTTTGTTTCCCAATTTCTTTGCGCCTTCGTTGGGGGTCATCAGGCCGTTGACTACTTGATCTTTAATACCGGTTACCAGAGCGGCGAAATCCATCCCGATAAGGGTCATCACGTCAAACAAAACTGAAAATCCATTTTCTAATTCCGTTCTTGTGAGCAGCTTCCCGTTGATCTCTGCCATGTAGATGGCCACTATCGGACCCATTGTGTTGTTTTTGAAAAGGGTTGTGAGCTGCTCTACATCCAATTTTTCTGCGGATCCATCTACCATAAACAGCGGTACCCCGTAGGCGCTACTAATATCCTCCCTGGTAAATCGCAACATTTCAATCAGGCGGGCATCTGCAAACTGCATAGCCAGCGTTTGTATTTTCGCGCCAAACGGCAAACGGATTGGTTTTCCTGCATTTTGTGGCCCTGAATAGTTTTCTTCAAAATCCTTAATTGATTCTTTCAATACGCCCGATGCCGGTCCCGATAGATTGCCCGGCATCTCTTGTGTGATGGCCATCGGAGATACTGCATTGTTTTTGTAGAAATTATCGATTGTTGACGTTGCACGCTCATTGATGTTTGTTTGTCTTTCTATTGCAACAAGGGGCGATAGGCCAATAATCCCATCTTCTGATAAACCGCGAAAATGAAGCATATCCCAGGCGGATACTTTTTCTTCCCTCATCGTATTTATATTGACTATAATGTAAAAAAGCTCGTTGTTTTCAAAAATGTATTCTTTGATTTGCCCGGGGTGGATAATTTCAAGGCTAGACGGATAGGCCGTAAGCGCGTCTTTGTATATCCTGACAAAAGCATTTCCAAAATAGTTGCGGTGATATTCTACTGTCGACCAAAATTGTTGGGCATTTTGATACGAGTTTGGCCGGAATTTCAGTAGGTATGTGAGCCTATGTCTTTTCAGTTCCGTCCTTCCGCTGTCATTGTCGATGAATACGGAAAGCGGCATTCTTGAAAGATTGTCCGATAAAACCCGGCAACAAGTGAATACGGTTGCAATCTTTTCGGGCAATCCCGTTACCCCGTTTTGTTTTACTGTCTGCAAAAGGGTTCCAACTCTGTATATTATGTTGTTTTTTGCCCTTCCCATGAACGAATAAAATCCGCTCAAAAGGCTTAATAGAATATTCATGCGCGCTTTTCTGTAATATATTAGCGCTATGAATCGTTAAGATGCTTGTTTGTTGCTTTGCTCCCTGACTTGTTGCATTAATTCGCGGAAGAATGAAACTATTGTGTCCCCACTTGCTTCTAGCCATGCCCCTACGGCCATGCCCAGCGCGACAGGTCCATCAACACTGTCGCTTGATTTGTTTTTCATTATCTTAATGTTTCCGTTTCCGTCGTAATACAAAACGATGTTTGAAAACTGCCAGCGCATACACGGATTTTCGGACATGCAAATGTTTTCATCAAAAAACAGCTTTTCGATGTACTTCAGCGGAAAATTGAAAAACTTTGTTTCCTGTTGAAAATGCGTGCAGTATATTGACATTTCTTGTTCAACTTTTGGGATGATGTAGGCGCTATTCCACTTGTCATAATTGATATGTTCGATTTCAAAAATAGTATTCCAGTACCTTATGCGGTCTAAAATTGCATCCTGATCTATTGAATGCGTTTGATGTTCGATAATAAATCCTTGCTCAATCCACGCCCCGAGGTCTATGCCGCTTTCTCTGATGCGTTTTACCTCGTTTTGAGGAAAATAAAACTCCGGTATTACGCCTACTTTTTGCGTTAATGGGTCTGTCCAAACAATTACTAACGATGCTAAATCCCGCGTTGCCGATATGTCAAGTCCCGCATATGCCTTAACCCGGGTCGATGGTGGCGCAATTGTTTCGAAACACTTGATGTATTGTTCGTCTGGTATCCACTTATCGATATTATCCAGGTACCTGTTTAAGTTTTTGGTTATGAAGTTGTTTTTTTCTGAAATACTGAGACATGCCGCCCTGTATTCAAGGATCAAATCGTCTAGCTGTACTGTTTTGTTGATGTTCGGGTTTGCCTTTTCCCATTTTTCAAAGTCTTCTACCTCATCATCATCGTCAAGACAATATAAGGCGTAGAAATAAATATCGTTTTCAATTTGCCCTTGTAAAACTTTTTTTGCCGTTTCTAACATGGTGTAGAAAGGATATTCCTTGTTAAAACCGGCTGTGCTGGTTATTATGCCCAGTGGATTTTTTCTAAACATGGTGCCCGATTTCATGACATTGAAAAAGTCGAGTGTTGGATGGGCGTGCATTTCATCCATGATGAAAATTGACGGGTTTAACGAGTCGTTTCGTTCCGGCTTGTTGGCCAGTACTTTCATAATACCGGAACGTTTTGGGAATAATATTTGAAATTGTTGGGGCTTTAGTCGGCTTCGCAGTGATGGCGATTCCTTGATTATTTCTTTTGAATATTTCAGGGCTTGACCTGCTTGTTCGCGGGTAGTGGCACATAGATACGCTTCCGGTGCCTGCTGGTAATCATAAATTAAAATAAGAAATTCGACAACAACAAAGAAGACTGTCTTACCTGACTTACGGGCGGTATATAGCAGGGCGTATCTGAAACGGCGTTTCCGTTCTTTGCCTGTGTAAAACCATCCGAAAATTTCGGATAATATCCACGCCTGATATGGCGTTAAGTTAAATCTGCTGTATTTTTCGCCGTTTGATATGCGGGTGAAATAGAAAAATTCATAAATACGCTCAACGGCCTTTTTGTCAAAAAAGATATCTGTTCGCTTTTCGTCTGCCCGGCTTCGCTCAACTGCTAACTTGATCCATTTATTTGAAAGCTGGGCGCCCGATTCTACATCTTTTTTATATTGCTCAGCGCGTGAGTAACTTTCAGCAATGTACTTTTTTATTTTTGCAGCTTCAGCTTTTGATATTTTTTTTTCATTCATCCGATGTATTTTCTAGTACTGTCAGCGTTTAAACTTTTCTCTATATCGTACTACTTAATCATCGTCCATCCCATCTTCTTTTTTTATTTCCATTTTCAAATTCAGACGGTCAAGCGGCGAAAGTCCAAGTTTTGCGGAAATATCCATTATGGATTTGTTCATCTGCATAAGCGTCGATACCGAATGATTTTTTTGCTTGATCTTTTTTTGCTTGTCGATATACATCATCACGCCAAACTCTTTGATATGAAAAAATGCCATGTTCCTTACTTCAACACACATCGCAAGTGAATCGATCATTTCATCATCTGTTTTTTCGTACCGGCCTGCATCCGTTAATAATTTTTTTGTTTTGCGGGTGTGGTAGATCAGGGCATCTATCGTTTCTTTCGATCCTTTAAAAGTGATGCCATTTCTCGAAACAAAAGTTTCTATTGTTTTTTTATTTATCGACATTTTTTATGCTGTTTTTTTGACGTTTTGTACTGAAAAAAAACATGTAACTTTTTGTGAGTAAAATTTTTAAGTCATCATACCCCCTTGTTTTAAATACCCCCTCCTACTTTTTGATGAACAAAAAGTAGGAG